CGAGGTACAAAACATCGTTTGCATTCAGCACCACGGGCCCACTATAACCACCATTTGCCACGCTATACTCCGTCCGCCAGTCATAACGGATAGAATCGGCGAAGTCTTGTTCCCAAAGGTTGTAATTGGCGCCGCCTCCGGCTGGTTCTACAACTACACGAACCGTCCAATCTCTATTCTGGAAGGTTCCGTTGTGGTCTACGTCGACAAGTGCATACACGTTGTAGAGGCCGTTTTCCGGCACCGTGTATTTGTGGGTCGAGTTGTTCCAGTTGCCGCCTTGGTCGTAGCAATTCACCCCGTTGTCCACGAGGTCAACAATGGCCGTGGTGCTTGCTGCAATTGTCTGATCGCTTGCAAGAGTTGTCCGTGCGCTTTCAAGGAAGTCGTCGTTTGATTCGACCACGGTTTGACCATTGGCAAACATGACGAATTGCTTGCCAAAGTCTGTTCCTTCAAGGTAGGTGCTTTCGTAGGTCAAGCCCGCGCCTTCAAAGATTTCGTCAAGCAAAGTCTTGGCCTTGAAGAATAACGTCAATTGCGGCAAGGTGAGAGGGCTTCCTTCGGTGCCGAAGGTGTCCGCCGTCCAGTTCTGCCCCGTGTCAACGATTCCGTAGATGTAGTTTCCGGTCCCAAGCCATGACAATTGGACATTGGTCAAGGTTAGGTCGTGGTCGTAGGAACTCAAGTTGAGGTCAGAGAGGTACAAACCTTCAAGCTCGCTTTTGAAGTCCACCGCCCCACTAAAGAAAACCAACTCGACTTCGGGGTAGATTTCTTTGGTGAGGTAGACCGCCTTGATTTGCACGAACCCGTCCATGATGGGGTATGTATCGGACAAGAGTTGAGCCGACAAACGCTGCCGCAAGTCCAAACCTCCCACCTCCGTCACCTGATCGAGGTGGCCGAAGATGTCGACGTTGTTTTGAGTCAACGGAACCCGGAAGGACTGCGAGTAGCTCGCCAGCGGGTTGTTGATTTTCTCGACGTCGGAAAACTGGAACTTGAGATTGACGGGCGCGTTCTCGTACAGCTCGACGTCCTTGTTGTTTATGACGAGTCTCAGCATCGGATGTCTTGAGCGATTTCAACTTGCAGGGACACGTTGTAGAATTGCGACCCGGCGGGCTGAATGGTGAGTGAATTCGTGAGGACCGTTGCCGGCTTCCACACCGTTTCGTCCATGCGCCTGATTTGCACCATGCGAGACTTCATGAGAGAGTCTAAGAGGGCGCGTTCGTTGGCGTCAAAGAAGTTTTCTTGGAGGGTGTATTGCTCCTTTCCTGTTTTGGCGAAGGTGTCGTATTGTGCTGCTGCCGCGTCAAACGAGAACGTGGCGTCGCCGTAGGTGCCAATGGTCTTGCGGAAGGTCTTGCCCTCGACGCTGATTTGCTTGGGTGCTCGTGTATCGAAGCGCAGGTATTCCCACCCGCCCTTCGTGTTGATCCATGCGACCTGCGTGGCCGTGTTCCGGCACCCTCTCGTGTCGTCAAAGATGACGCGGTAGGCGTTGCCGATTTGTGAAGTATAGTTGTAGAGATAAAAGTCGATATAGTCGGTCTCTTCTAATGTGAACGGGATGGTGCTGTAGTTTGAAGCTAAGTTCGGCCCACCAATTGGCACTTGCCACAACATCTCCGTCAGGTCGGTTCCAGATGTAAAAGACACCAGACCTTGCTGTGTCGAACTTCCAGTATAGGGCACAAATTCAGCGACCACGGTGAACGAGCCCGTCCGTGCCTCTCCGATGTCGTCGCCGTCAATGAAGCTCACAACCATCTCCTCGTCGCGGCGTGCGCGGTGTGTGATGACGTTGTTCACCACAGGCCGTTCAGTCAAGAACCCAACGGCGTTGCCCCAGAGGTAGTCGTTAAAACTTGGATGGAGGCCGTCGGCGATTTGCTGGGTGCCGTTGGTTACAATAATGGACTCGGTGTCGTCCACGGAGCCCTCCACCCCTGCGTCGTATCGCGCCACCTCAACGACGAACCGCTGCATGGTGAGGCCGTCCATCGCATCGGCCAAAGCCTCCGTCTTATGCACGACCGTACTTCCCACCTTCAACGGGTATTCCAAGATGCTCTCGGCAATGGGTGAGAGGTCAAAGAAGGCCACCCCATTCGTGTTGGGCGTGAGGTAGAATTTGGCCACCTGAACGGGCGTCCCAGCGGTGTAGACGCTTGAACGTTTCACGATGACCACGAACCGGTCGGGCGTCGTGCCCGTGTCGTCAATTGAGAAGATGAGCGGCTGCCCTGCGGGGCGGACGTCAAAACCGGGAAAATCAAAGATTCTTGCGGCCATTTTATTTCAGTTTCACGGTGATGTTTCCCGTCTTGAATGAGAGGGAGGAGAGGAGGTCTTTGACAAGGGCGTCGCCCATCTTGTCGGTGAATTGTGGCACGATGCTCTCAAGGGCCACGGAGTAGTATTTGAGGCCGTGGATGCCGTTGCGCTTGATGCTTCGCGCGATCATGAAGGCCGCGCTTTTGAGGCGGTCGCCGCCACGCGGTCCAATGCGTTTGATGAACTTGCCATCTTTGTCTCTTGGTCTTACGCCCTTCACCTTCATCCAATCCATGATGGGTTCAAGTGGTGGTTGCTTGCTGCCAAAAGAAAACGGGGCGTTGCGGTTCCGTCTGGTTCCGTTCACGCCCCAATGGATGAAGGCGGCGTAGGGGAGTGGCGAACCGAACTCCACCTTGCCGTCTCCTATTTTGTATTCGAGCGACTTCTGCAAGGAACGCGACGCGACACCATAGGACCGGTTCTTGCCAATCTTACGGGAGCCGAGTGTGCGCTTGGCTGCAAGGTTTACCTCTTCGGCAAAGTCCTTGAGTACCTTATCGAAGTCGTCCGTCTTCACTTCGCCTTGCCGAATACGATGGCGTTAACAATGCGGCGGAGGACGTCGACGATTTTGTCGTCTTCGGTTGACTCCGTGAGCCCGGTGATCGTGCCAGCGAGGGCGATGACGGCGAGGGCGATTTCTGCCCAGTGTTGTGTAAAGAAGTCCATGTTATGGTGTTTTGATTTTGTCGAATGCCTTTTGGCAGTGGTCGGTGTCGATGTAGTCGAGCAGGTCTCTTAGATTCTTTCCAAGAGGTGAGAGCGTGCCCTTGAGCGCATTGGCTCCCAAGACTGCCGAGATGGTCTGGTGACCGAAGGGGTATCCGTTGGCCTTGGTCAAAGAGAAGTCCAACAAAGAGGAGGCCATGATAGATGCCATCGCGGAGAGGTCGCGGAAGATGTCGTACACCCACGGCCACGGGCGAGGGTCTGTACCTACACGGAGGAAGAACCCAAAGAAGGGACCGAGGAGGAACAGACAGAGGCCAGCGGCTACGAGAGGGAGGACGAGGAGGTACTTCATACTTGTTCTGGGAACCATCCATTCTCGACCATGTAGTCATAATCTCGGACGGTGGTGGTTGATGGGACGATATTGCCGAACGGGAACTCGTGATTGTTGAGGACGTAGGAGGCGAGGTTGAAGCGCTCTTGTTCGTTGAGCTCCGGGAAGAGAGAGACCAGCTTTTCGATGGTTGCCTGTGGGCTCACCGGGATCACGTAGTCAAGGTCTACTTGGAGGGCGTGCTGGATGCCGTCGGGGTGTGTGATGACACCGAAGACGGTGGCGTCCTTTTGGTATTCCTCTTGGATAGCTACGGGCACGGTGATGTTGTAGAGCTCTCGTGTGATGCTCTTGGCTCTGACTTCACTCGTCAAGAACCCTTCTGGGAGAACGATAATATAGCTCATTAGAAGATGGAGTAGAAGTCGTTGATGTTGGTTTCGATGCCTGTGCGGTCGGCGGATGAATTTGTAGGGTACAAAACAATTTCCTGAATGAGACCCCCATATTTAAATGCGCTGCTGCCAACATCATAGGCGCCAATGCTCGACCCAGTGGTTGGGGATACCATTGTTGGTGGAGTTATACTTTGTATTTGGACTCCATTAGAATGCAGCACTTGACTGGTGCTGGATTTTGTGTAAGCAAAAATCAACGCTTGGACGTTATTCGGCGCGTTGGTAGTAGTTGGTTGGTCTGCAACTGTTCTATAAAAGAGATTGTATTTGGAGTTTTGAGTAGTTAGCGCATAACCATCTCCGTCGCCAACGCCGATAATAGTATCGTAGTCAGTTTGGCTTGGGTTTTTGTGAACGGCCGCTATACTTACTTCTGTGCTTGACGATATAAGAGCGCTTGTCAGATTGTCATTTATACCATCAAACTCAACCGCAGGCTTTCCGTTTTCTGTCACCACGCCCGTGCTGCTGTCGTAAACCTTTGGCTGACTCCCCGTCGTCGTCTGCGTCGCGTCGTTAGCATTTCCGCTTTGGTCATACCACGTCTTCACAAATCCGTCCGTACCTGAGCAGAACGTAGCAAGCGCCGAGGTGTCCAGCTCGTTATCGTCAAACCCGATGTCTTGCTCTGCGTTGTCTGATGCCCTACGGACGCGGATAGCTGAACCTGTATAGGTCGAGTCAAGCAAGCGGAGCGAGTACGCGGCATTCGCTCCGGGGTAGTCGTCGAGTAAACCTGAAAAACCGGAAACGTCTTCCCACGTCATAACCAAAGAGGCGGGAGCGATGCCGTTGGTTTGTCCTGCGATGATGGTGTCATTGATGTAGGTAAGGGCGTCAGCGTAGCTCGTGTCGTCTGCGAACTCGTGTATGAGCGTCCACGTCCCAAATGCGTCCGTACTTCCGAACTCCTCCTTGTAGTAGACCTTTCTTTTGATCGCGTTGCCCGAGCTTGGCGTGTCGCTCTGTTGGTTGAGGTAGACACCCGTACCTGTCCAGCGTGCCGTGTCGATGCGCTCAATCGTCGCCGTCCCTGCGTCGAGGGTTGAGGCCATCGTCGAGGCGGTATCGTCGAACCTGTTAAGGTAGAAGTTGAAGAGGGTAGGTGTAGCCACCCCGGAGGCATTGCCGAGCCACCCATACCCCTCGGGGATGTTGGGCACGTCGTTTGAACGCCCGGCACCATACACGATGCCCGACCCGTTGGAAGCGTGGCTCTTGAGTACGATGCCGAGGTTCTGGATGAGATTCGTCCCCGTGGGCTTCACGTTTGTATAGCCTCCCGTTTCACCCACATACACCACGTCGCCCGGTGTGAAGGCGGAGGTGTCCACGCCTTGAATGAGTCCGGTGATGATGGCTTCGCCTTCGGCTTCGTCTGCGAGGGTCTCGTTTAGAATAAAGGTGGCG